GTATCGGGAATAAAAACAGAGTCTTCAAATGTTATTTTTCTTTTTGTGTTGGGTATACTTTCACTAAAGCTTTGTTTAAATAAACTGATATCTCTGTCACACGACCTTATATAACCAAAGTCTCCTACTTTTACTGGCATATGTATTATAAAACCGCCAGCAGATAAGTGTTGGATAGGTACTCCCACTATTGTGGCTCTTCTCAAGCTAGTGCCATTTGCCATAACCATTTTTATCAAAGGTATTATAGAAACAGAGTTTTTATCTTTATTAATTGCTGTTACAACGCAAGGAAGTCTGACTTGCATTGACTGTTTAAACTTATCTAATACAGTATTGAATACGCCTACAAGAGAGTCTTCATTGCTTGGATCTGTTGTTATTATATTATCCATTTTTGTTTATCCTTATGCAATCAATATTCATATAAAAAGATTGATCTCTATTTTGCAAATCGTAAGTAATTTTATTTATCAACCACGACCCAGTAGCATTATTATTTAGCGAGCTTGTAACGTTGGCAGTCGCACCAATTTTGATATTGTTGTCAAAAAGAGTCTTAACTGTAATCCCTCTTTCATTAATTGAAGGAGTTCCGATCATGCCAGTATCTTGTGATATATTAACTTCATAACCTTTTAATGCTGTATATTCATTTCTTACAACAAGATTGATATCATCAATATACGCAGTTACTCCGACCAGCTCGTTAAGCTTGCCGACTTCTTTAAGTTTGCCTCCGCTATACGAGTAATTACCAATATTTTTATCCGTTGCCTCGAATATTAAATTTAGCCCTAAACCACTAGCTATCTGTTGACTTAGTACAGATAATCTAATACTTTCCCCGCCGCTCCTTATGCTTGGCTGTAGCTTTTCTATTTCTCCAGTGTAAGTTTGCATAGTAAGTACAATATCCGGAGGTTGTGATACAGTTACAAGCCTTATAACGCCACTATACACCAAAGAATAGCCTTTACTCTCTCTCCCTGCATAAAGGTATACTTTTTTATTGGGATTAGCTCTATCAAAAACATTATTTTCTGTCAGTATTTGATTTCTAGTATTTTCATTTAAATTGGTTATCGATATATTAAACTCGTTCGGTATCTGACTTGATGATTTTGATCCAGAGGCTGATATCTCTAAATCACTAAAGCTTCTAATTTCACCGCCAATTTCAATATCAACTTTTAATATTCTTTTATCCATCGCTCAACTCTTCATTAGTAGCGTAGTATAGGAATTGAGTAACGCCAAAATTCTCATAATTTGCCAACTCATCATTAAGGCAATAAAATATAAAATTTCCTTTAGTTACTTGATAAATTGAATTAATCAATAGTTTATTAGATATTAATATTTGATTTGATATTATTTCTATATTATCCCTTTTCAAACTAAAAAATGTAGCATTCGCTGTAGTGCGTATTATTATCTCATATACTTCTTGATCGCCTTGATACCTTATTGATTGATTAGCTGTTTTATCTATCTCTAATTTTTGCATCATGCAACCCCTATAATTTTATTGATAACACTAACTCGTTTATTATCAGCGATTTTAGTCCCGTTTTGTATACCTTTCTTGGTTGTGTTATTGTCCGAAGCTAATTGAGGCTTATATTGTATATCAACGCTGGATACAGGGTCAAACTCAACTAATTTCAAATTCATTTTAATCCCTTGATAATTACCTTCAACATGAGGAGACGACTCTATTATCATGTTTTTATAAATATTAACTTTAGTTTGTATTGTTAGTAATGTGCTACTTCTATATGCAGTATCAATATTCTCATAGACTAAATTATAGTCTCTTTTGCTTAAATTTAATTCCATTGATATTTTGGTTAGATCAAATACTTGATGATCTGAAACCTTGCTACCATCCTCAAGAGGATGAGACATAACAATACTATTGGAGTCAACAGATAACGCAGTGCAAATGGCATCATCAAACAGGATATCGTAGCTATCGTTATCATATATGCTTACTTTTTGCTCGCTTGATGGAAGAAAACCGTCTATTATCATGCTGTAATACCATCCTCATAAGTCGCTGTAGTTTTCTTTATTTGATTAGATAAACTATTGTTTATTTCCTTGCTTATCTGATCAGCATTAGTCGCTTGTGTGCTAATATCTATCTTATCTATATTAATATTATTTGTAGATTGTCTATTAGATGTATTTGAGTTAGCTATGGAGCTACTAGACATATTGTTGAGTGGTGAAGATTGTTGAAACTTAGCAGCTGCGTATATATCACTCTTATCTAACTTATCAGAGTTTGTAGGTGTTATTACGGCAGGGAGACCAGCAGCAACCCTTTTTTTCGCTTGCATTTCATTAAATTTATCTTGCTCTTTAGTGTCTTCTTTCAATACACCCATAAAAACAAGAGCTTTCTTAATATTAGAAATTAAGCTATCAACAAATCCAAATACGCCTTCAATCGCTTTTGTAAGAGTAACTGAAAAGAAGTTAAGCAAAGGTTTAAAAGCGTTAAATACATCTCCAGCAACCTTTACAGCAAGCCTAAAAAATTCTTGAATAAAGTATATGGCAAATCCAAAAGCGTTAGATATTGCACTCCCAATACTAAGAATGGCATCTTTAATAGACTTTATCGCACCATCAGTCAAGCCAAACCATTTTAATAAATCGCCAAAAGCACTCGAACCACCACTTAAAAAAGTCATAATATCATCGTATAATAATCCGAATAATACGATCAGCCCAGCAATTAATGCAGGAATTAAAAATATTGGAGCAGCTACAATATCGAGAGCCAAAAAAGCTGGAACCGCATAAGACATTATCGCAACACCTAGACCAATGAAAATACCTTTCATTAAGTCTTTATGTTCTAACATGAAATTAATGCCTGCTTGCAGTTTATTCATTAGAGAGCCTATAACAGGCAATATTTCTGCACCTAAAGTTACAAAAAGACCCCTAAAAGATGTCTGCGTATCTGAAACTGTATCGTTGAATTTTTGAAAAATATCTGATTATTCTTTTGTCATACTGAACAATTTTTTCTGCGAGTTTACTTGTTTTTCAACCTCTGCCCTGCCTTGCTGCAGTAATCGAATCGTAGCATCATCTAAGCCTAGTTTTTTACCAAAACCAGAGCTTTCTGCCTTTGACATTCCAGCAAATGAATCTGCTATCTCCGGTAGTGTATCCAACACGTCTCTTGCTTTTCCATCAGCGTCAACCATGCTAATACCAAGCTGCTGCATATATGGAAGTATTCCAGTGTTGCCAGTCGTTATAAATTCGTTGAAACTACCGTTAAGGCTTGAGATAACACTTTGAAAACCACTAACCGAACCACCAGACTTGACAATAACATCTTGATATGCTGCTAACTCATTAGCATTGACTCCATACATATCCGCAGTTTTAGAAAGATTATCAACATATGCAGATGTTTGTGATATTCCTTTAGATAAAGCCGCAAAGCTTAATAAAGCAGTCAAAGCACCGCCAGCAGTAGCTATAAGAGTTCCAAAGCCGTTAGCCATTTTATTCGCTGTTTGATCAGTTGCTTTTAGTCCAGCATTTAATTTCTTGTTTTGCTTTTCTGCTTCTTTCTCGCCTTTTATCAAAGATGAAGTATCAGCCTGGAATAAATATAGAAAACTTTCCGCAATTGCCATTTTAAAACTACCTTAAATTTATATAATTAAATTATACAACATTTTATTAATTTATATAATTATTTCTTTTGGGCTGCGTGTATTTCTTGCGATAAATTAACATGTATTATCTCAAGCATATTTGAATAATCTTCATAATCGTATATAGTTCTTAACTCGTGCATTGTTGCGAACTTATTTGTTATTATCGCACCTATTCCAGAATCAATATTGACATATTTATACGGTGAATCCTCACCCGCACTAGATAGCCTGCACTTTTTCCTAGTGTGCATAAATTCAATATTATACAGCATTAAGCTTGTTTCAATTTTTAAAAGTGTCTCAGTGTCTGTTATATAATTATTAATTTTATGTTCATCGTCTAATATGATGTAATTATTACCATCAAAAAAAGATACATACCTTAACAAAGTTAAAAGTGTATCATGACTTATTTTTGGTATTTTCTCGCTATCAAGGGGGTATTCATCAAGTAAATCAATGAATTGTATAGCAGGTATTCTGCTAATTTGATACTTTAGTTCAATATCATCAATATCTTTAATTTGTATAATCTTAGGCTTGATTAACATTATTGTCCCTATTATGTTAAATTAAAGACAAGTGATATTATTTTTTCATTTTAGTATAAATGTCAAACGCAGCTATTTTGAATTTATCAACAACGCCATTGATAAAATTATCGTCCTTTAAATTACTAGCCATAGAAGATAATAAACCTTTGCTTTTTTCAAACTTTAAAAACGGGAAGTTATAAGCAAACATTTCTTTTTCTAACAACATTAGAGTAGTAGCATCAGTAACATAAGTATTAATAATATGATCATTATTAACCCCGCCAAGTGTTACTGGCTCATCATCAGCATTATAAGCCTCAACAAAACTCAATAATTTAATCATTAACTCCTGATTTTCTTTATATTCGCCAACTTTTGGAATTAAAGAAGACGGATAACCGACCAATATTTCCCTTCCATCAATCGCAGGTATGCGACCAATATTGAATTTTAAAATGTTGCCATCGATATTAGTTATCTCTATTAACTTAGGTTTTATTAGCATTGTTTTGTCCTTTTTATTTATTATTAACCTATTTTGTCTTCAAAATGGAAGTTATATGTTTTTGTCTTAATTCTTCCGTTGCTTGAAATGGAAGGGGCAGCACTTCCAGAGATGATACTGCCACCTCTCAAAACAACAGTACGCAAATTAGGATATACTATTGTAATAGTTATAGAATCTTTAGCAGACTGTTTGTTTTTTGATGCTCTGTTAGCTTCATGCAATACACTTAATGCAGCATCATCAACACCATTAGGGATAACTGATAATGTAAATTCTAAAGGATTAGTTACTGTATACGAGACCATATCGCCATTGACGCCCATAGCAGTCTCAGATAGAGACAAATCTGCAAAGTCAAGCGGGTCATTATCATCAGCAAGTTGTGTTACTGGGAATCCTACAGGGAATGTTTTGCTCGCTGCTATTAAAATTTTTACGCCGTTACCTGAAATATCAGTCATTTTTATATTCTCCTTTTAAATTATATTAACACTTGTGTGCCGTTGATGACACTCACAGAATCAGATTTTGCATAAATTAAAGTATAATCTATAGAGTATATAGTTACAGAATTTTCAACCTTACTAGCAAGCGATACATCCAGCCAATATCCTATGCTTTGGACTTGTCTATAAGCATTCTCATCATTGCTTATTTGACCAATATACAATATTTGAGTTGTTGTCAAAGGCTTATTAGCAGATATTACACCGTTATTTAGTGCCTCATCAATAACGCTCTGTATAACTGTAGTAACTTGAGCTACCCCGATAGCATTATAAGGTATCTGCTCTAATGCAATCTGTAAATTAAGCAACTCTGATGATATAGAAGACTTGAACCAAGATTCATTAATGAATACATTAATGTATTGAGCTGATGTACTTCCTCCCATCAAAAAGCCTTTTTGATAAAAAGATAATTCTTGCCCTGATGCTTGTGTTTGTCCATAATAATTAATCTTGATAGAATCAAGAAAATTAGATTGTTCTGTAGTTGTTATTGTCGGAGTTGCTCCCGCAAAAGGCTGATACATATAATTTTTAACAGAATTAGGCTTTGTGTAATCAGTAGTAGCAGCAATACTTGCAGGTATCATCTCATGATATTGACCATCAACATTTGACTCAATAGTAACACATACGCCACCATATAAATTAAGAGCGTCATAATGAGCCTGTGCTTGTGCATAGCTCGTAGATGTAACAAACATATATCTAAAGTTTTGTAATTGCGTCCATTGTGCAACTTCAACTTTACTATCAATTGAAAAAGCTGGAGTAAACAAGAATGTTGTGAAATTATTATCAATATCAATTGAAGTATTTAAGTTTTCCGTTATCGTTTGAGAGTCCAAACCATCTGAAAATATCGCTGTAGAATTCCATTCAAGCAAATCAACAATACTTGTGCCAGATAGGCTTTGAGTAACACTAATAGAAGCCGTACCAGTGTCTCCACTCGCAAAATCAAAAGATCCCCTAGTAGAATTAAACGAAACAGTAGCAGTTGAAAACTGTGATTCTGTTTCACTTTGTACTTGTGTCTGAATTAATGAAGCGATATCGGACAAACTAGTAGCAGTAGTCAGATCCGTAATAACCGTATGAGTAACATCAGCTATTTCCAGATCAAAGCTTGCATCTGATATTGTATTGAAATCAGTAAGTACTTTTTGA